TTCAACATCTCCGTAAAATTTGTCTGAACTTGTTGCCGTTACTCCTGTTTTTTTTATGGTTGGGAATATTATTTCGTTTTTATTTAAAACGTATGGAGTAGTATATTCTCTGTTAAATACATAATTTTGATTATTTTGGGAAGTGCAATCAATTTTGTCAATTAAAGAAATTGTTTGATTTGAACTTCCGTTTATATCCGTTGGCATTTTCCAAAGTGAGAACGTAAAATCGTGTCCAGTTGCTCCGTTTGTGCTAAAATTATATACTATCTTTTCTATTATTGTATTATCTGACGGAGCTATAAAAGTTCCGAATTGACTTGTCCATCTGTTCGGCTTCGAGTTTCCATCGGCTAAGATACTACCAGCGTTGACATTAAAATTCCATTGACTAAAATTAGGGAGTATGTCGTTTCCGTGAGTATTTCCAGTCATATAACAATGAATATGTGTATTGACTCTTTTTCTAAATATATTGTTGTACAAGTCTTGAGGGTCAATAACAATAACGCTACCAACTGGAATAAATTGGTCTAATGTTACACTATTAAATTGCAATCGTGTTGAATTGTAATTTAAGTCAGAACTAATAGTAATTTTGTAACTTCTTCCAGTATCTTGAGCAACAATATACGCCTCATCTCCACTTACTAAAGCTATATTGGTATTAGTGTTTGGTATTATATTAAGCGTTGACAAAGTTAATGACGTTGAACGCTGATTGACTACCGCTATTGATTGACTTGAAATAAATCTTTGTAAACCCATATTATTGAAGCCAAGATGGCAAATTTATTACGTTTGTTATGTCTTGTCCTGATATTCCTATTCCGTGGTCTGTCAAGCTCTGTGAGCCAGTTATTATAGATTGAGAAGTTGTTGACAAATCAACTCCGTAATACTCCCCGTTCCAAGTGTCCTCATTTGCTACAAATGTAACATTGTAAGGAACAAATGTTGTACCGTCAATATCTATACCATTTAAGAATTGAAGATTTGAGGAGTTGTCAACTATTTTTAAACTTCCATCAAATACCCTTGCTCCTAACGCTTGACCTTTCAAAATCTCTTCAACTAAAAGTTGTGTAATTTCCACCCCACTTCCTGTCGAATACGCTTTCCAAGTGTCATTCATTCCATCTTGCCAACTTCCAGCACTAAAGTCATAAGTTTCTAATCTACCTACCGCACCACTTGTCGGTCCAGTTCCTATGAATAATTCAGGAACTTCTATATCTATTCCGTTATTTATTGTCGTACCTCCAGGAGAATTAAAAGCTCTAAAGAATTTTTTTATTGTTACCTCGTTGTCTAATAGATATTTGATTCCTTGCTCTTCGTTTGTTTCGGGTTCTGAATATACATAAACATTTTCCGAGTCAGTTGTCGCCTCCGTTATTACTATTGGAGTATTTATGTCTAAAGCGGATTGAAAGTTGTCGTAAGTACAAAAAGCGTAACATTCGAGAAATAAATCCCCATCAAATGGAAGCTCATTTGTTTGAAAACTAATCGTGATACTTCCTCCGTTTACGCCAACGCCTCCAGCTTGTAAAGGTAAAACGCTATGAGGTCCAATTGTAGCCGTCAAAGGATGAGAATCAACATCCGTCCAAGTTCCCACCTCTCCATTATATATAAAAGAATAGTTTGTGTCAGAAGCTCCCTCTAATACAAATCTTAATGAGATATTCGCTTCAACATAATTATCAACGCCACTACCAATAAAACCGTCATCAAATCCTTTTAAATAAAGATTTCGATTAAAATAAATAGAACTACCAGTCAAAGCCGTAACGTTGCCTAAATATATTCTTAATTTGTTATTTGATAATCTGTTAATGTCAAAAGCACCAGGGTTCGAAGTGTTATTGTATAAATTGTTGTTAAATCTAAAGCCGTTCCAAATAGCTATTTCGTTTGAGAAAGTTTCTAATTGTGTGGATGATGTCGGATAGTCATTGATGTAATAAAAGAACGGCAAGTCAAAAGGCGTTAAGTGATTGTAATTCGCTTCTACTTTTTTGACTATTGGCAAAAAGTCAAAAGAACCTCCGTATCTTAGTATGTTAGAACCCTCAATAAAATTAGCCGAAGTCGAACCATTAGCGTAAGGATGTACGCCAGTCTTTTTATATGACCTGAAAAAGTGAGTGTCAGGAGATGTCCATTCATAATAATTATTAACTTGAACAAGTTGCCAAACTCCACCACTTTGAAAACATCTCATTCCAAAAGTCTTACATATAGAATCTAACAAAAAGAAAGAATCTTTATATTTTTTAGCTCCTGAATCCTCAATCTCAACAAAAGCCATGAAATTAAATCTCGTGGTATTTAAAGGATCTCTATAACTAACCGAAACGCCTCCAACTTCCATCTCGTCATAAGTCCAATCTACATAAGTTTGAATATATAAATCGTTTGCCCCCCAATAATTGTCCGCCGTTGGTATTTGATTTGTGAGTATATTTTGAAAATAGGAGATTGTTTGAAAACTTGACGGAGTTGCATATCCTGTGTCTTTATTGAAGTCTATATTTTTTAAAGTAGAAAGTCCGCAAACTGCCGTTAATTTTGCTTTTCTTGGGTAACTAATATCCTCTATTGGAGATATATCGTTTAATAAAACCCCAGTCCAAAAAAGAGAATAACTTACATCGTCCGTGCTTCTATAAACTCCGACATCAATATCTCCATAAATTGATTGACGTATTTTGTTTACGAATATAGCTTGAGCGTCTGTCTCTAAAAGAAATTCTATTTTTAACTCTGATGGTATTAATCCAGTAAATCTATCTTCGTCCTCCGATTGGTAAGTTAATTCAAACCCTTTTCCACTTACGTTGGGAGTGAGAACGGAAGCCGAGTCAGCGTCATTGTCATAAATTTCAATTCTGTAAAACGTACCGTTGTCACTTTGAAAACTACTTTCTATTCTTTTTTCTCTTGCCATTAATAACCTCTTGTTCTATTTCTGTTATTTCTTGCTCTGTCCGAACTCAATAAAATATCTTGACCGCTTATTGTACCGACTACCTCAACAATACCCCCATCATTCATCATTGACTTTAAACCTCCTGACCCTACATTTGTTCCTAATTGTGTTCCAAGTGATGACTTAGGAGAAGTGAATAAAGATCCAATTCCTCCGATTCCTCCAATGTCTTTTAATCCCATCAAAGCTCCTAACGGTGTTCCACCAAGCAAAGCGTTTAAAACTATCATTGCAGCGATTTGTGATAACATAGCATTGAGAGCTTGTTTCGCTCCCTCTAAAAAAGACTTGAAGAATCCGTCTTGACTTTGCAAAGCATTTGCGAAAACTCCTTGTATATTATTTCCAAAACTTAAAAAACTTTGATTCATTTGCTCATTTAAAGAGGTTATATTTTTTTGCTGTTGCTCAAATTCCTCCATTTGTTTTAATAAATCGTCAGGAATAACCGCTTGGGTCATTAAAGGTGTTCCTTTTTCATTTGTTTTTAATGGTATTGTTCTTAGAGTTTTTCCATCTCCTCCAGGTGTTCCAACTCCAAAAGAATCTCCAATACCAGTAAGAGCTTTTTTGATTTTATTACCTTGATTTTCTATAAAAGTTGTAAAGTCTTGAAATTCATTTTTATATTCTTTAGTTTCTACTTTTAAATTCTCTAAAGTTTCAGCTAAATCCATAAATAGATTGTCCGCCATTAAATCCTCTTTTCCTAACAATTTCACAAGAGCATTATACCCCTCTATCATAGCACTAAAAGGATTGTACTTGATAAAAAATGAAAGCATATCTATAAGAGTATTTTTCCACCAGCTTATATCCTCAAATCTTTCTTTAAACGCTTCAAAGTTGTCGCTAACATAAATAAAACCAGCTCCCAAAAGTACAATCGCTGAAACTATTGCAATTATTTTTATACTAAGTCCAGCTACAATAGTTGCGATACTTCCAAAAACTATCAACAATGGTCCTAAAGCTCCAGCCAATATTCCAGCCGTTACAATCATTTTTTTAACTTCAGGATTTAGCTTTGCGAACCCCTCCAAAAACTTTTTAAACTCATTCCCTAAGTCAATAATAATAGGTAAAAGCATTTCCCCAATTTGCTCCAGTAAATCTCCAAATTGATTTTGTAGTTGTTGCAATCCACCAGCACCAGCACGAGCAGCCGCTTCGGCTGACCCTCCATATTGTTTCTCTAATTCATCAAGAATAATCGTTTGAGCTTCGGCAAGTCTCCCACTTTCAACAAGTGAATTAATAACATCCTTTTGTGATTCACTAAATTGAATCCCACTTCTACTCAAAGCCGATAAGTTTGCAACTGGATCATTCAACGCTTTTCCTAATTGTATAGAAGCCGATTTTAAATCTCCGTCTAATCTTGTAGCCAAGTCCAAAGCAGCTTCTTGAGTTCTCTCGAATTGCTCCCCTGTTATATTGGTAAAAGTTAAAAGTTGAGCCGTAGCGTCTTTTAATATATCCTCATCTCCAAATATGGTCTTTTTTTGCAAGTCGGAAGCCATCTTTTGAAGCTCTTCGGAAGTAAATCCAGCTGCCTGTCCAGTTGATTTAATTCCCGCTTCAACTTGAGCGATTGCCTTGGCTTGTTTGTCAAAAGCAATAATTGAAGCCGTACCAAGTGCAGCTAACGGAAGAGTTAAGTTTCTCGTCAAGCTCTGCCCTGTTTGCTTCATATTGCGACCAAATTTCTTCATAGCCCTGGTCGCTTTTTTTAGATTCGATTGGAATTGCTTATCGTTGAGAGATAACTTTATACTTAATGTCTTATTCGCCATTTATTTTGTTATATTTTTTTAAGGCATATTCCGCCCTTTTCTTTTGTTCTTCTAAGTCTATTTCCTTTTTGCTCTTTTCCCATTGGAATTTAACGAGCTTTTGAGGAGTCAAGCGTTGTCCTTTTTTGGTGTGAGGTTGCAAATTGCAACAAGCTAACCATCGTACCCTCTCCCATTCAAATTGTTGCTCCATTTCAAATCGGTCATTACGACCTTTTTGAATACAAAAAAACTCGTGGAAAGTCAAAGACCAAAAGTCGTTCGGTAGTAACCCTAAGCCATAAGCTACGGCTTCCAAGTCATCCCAACTTATTTCTTTTGTTTCGCTCCTTTCGGAGCTTTCTCGTTTCCCTCCGTTCCGAATTTAGCTGAAAATTGACTTGAAAAGACTTCTAATACTTTATTTAAAGAGTCAAAGTCCTCATCCAATAGGTCAGCCACATCCTCAACGCTCAAAGAACAATCTTTGCCACTTACTCTCGCTCCGTCTTTTAAACCAGCTAAAACTAATTGACAAGCGTCATCTAAACTCATTCCCTCTCCTAACTTGTCTAAATCTTGCAAACTTCTATTTGTTGCCTTTGTGAAGTTTCTAAGACTATTCATTCCAAATCTTACAGGGTAATCCTTTCCGTTAATTATTACAATTTCATACATATTTGTTGGTTTTTAAATTTGTTGGGAGGAGCGGAGACAAGCTCCAACTCCAACCAACAAAAAAGTTATTACGCTACATCCGTTTGAGTCAAGGCTCCTGTACCCTCGATTGATACCGAGTATATTGGTGCGTCCTCTGTTCCGCCACTTACTTCGATTGAAGTGATGAATCCGCTACCAGTATAAAAATAATCGCCTGACGCTGTTGTTGCCAAAGTGAATGTGAATGTTACCGCCGTACGTCCATCCCATTGGTCGAATAATTCGTCAACTTCGGTATCCGTGCCAGTTGAATTGAAGTCCATAAGACCGTCAGCCGAAAGACTGAAAGACTTTTGACCTCCTAATAGTTCTCTATAACCAGCCGAGTCTTTTGTACTTATGTCTATTGTGTCAGCGTTCAATGATATACTGACGTTTTGTGAGTGCATTAACTTATTTTCAGTACCGCCGTCAGCGTTACTTACTTTTAAGATTAAATCTGTTCCGTTAAAAATTGCCATTTTTTAAAAATTTATATAAATTAATTACTTATTTGTAAATCTTTTGGAGTTTCCTCTTTTTTCGATTTCTTTTTAGTCTTTTGGATTGCGTTGTTTCTTTTCAAAAACTCCTTAACCTTTCGACTAACTTGGTAAGTCTCGCCCTCTTTATATTCAAAAGAGCGGAACTCTATATCTTTATTCAATGTTATTTTATACATATATATTGAGTTTTTCATTCAAATAATCTCTTACGTCCGAAGCGTCTTGAGCATTTAGTACGTTGTCATATATAATAACTTGATATATAACTCCGTCCATTGCGTATTGTTGGTTTATAGTATTTCTAACTCCCAAAGCGTCAATCTCAAATTGGTCGTTGCTTGTGTCGCTATTCGCCTTTGTTCCGTGTTCCGTTCCGTTTATTGTCAATGTTACGTTTTGCGTTGTTCCTGACGCTCTCGAAAACTCAAATAATTGCAATGTTCCGTCAGTTGCTATACTTGGAGAAAAGCCACTAAAATCAATGACACTTCCTTGAGTTTGAAATCTTATATAATTATCTAATCCACCTTGACCGAATCTCAAAAAGTCCTCCGCTCCAACCTCTCCAAATAGTGTCTCGGTATTTGTGGAGTGTAAAGCGACAACCAAAAAAATATGAAATTCATTTAAAGATATTTCATTGTCTAAAATAAGGAAGTCAATTATTGCGTCAATTGTTATTCCATTGTTAGCGAAAAATGGCTGATTGCCGTCATCAATTTCATTTTGTGTGGCATTGTTAGCGTTCTCCGATTGGTCTGTCCATTGCATTACTCCAACCTCGTCAGAGTCCTCAATAACTCCCTCCGTATTGTTTAGCCATAATTGAAGT